AACGGCTAAATCACTATTCAAAGCAAGCAAGCAAGCAATAGCAAAGGTAGAAAAAGAAAACCAGGAAATAGAAAAGAAAAACACTAGAATAGCTATAATACTTGAGCAGCAGAAAGGGTTTGAAAAGAAACTTGAGGCCGCCCAAAAAGCTATGGAAGCAGTACAGTCTCTAAGCAACAATTTAGAAGTATTGAAAAAGGCTTTTAGTACCAACGGACTACTTGCTTACAAACTAGAAAATTTAGTAGTAGATTTAGAGGAGTTAACCAACCACTACCTTGCTGCCCTATCAGATGGACGCTTCACGCTAGAGTTTGTAGTGCAAAGCGATAAGTTAAATGTGCAGATAACAGACAATGGAAACGTAGTGCAAATACTGGCACTTTCTTCTGGTGAGTTGGCCAGAGTTAATACGGCTACCTTACTAGCTATCCGTAAACTGATGAGCAGCATATCTAAGTCTAGAATCAATATTCTTTTCTTGGATGAGGTGATTAACGTATTAGATGTTACAGGCAGAGAAAACTTGATAGAAGTTCTTATCAAAGAAGAAAGTCTCAACACTTATATAGTCTCGCACGGTTGGACACACCCTCTGCTAGACAAAGTAGAGGTCGTTAAGACCAATAATGTGAGTAACTTAGAATGGTAGATAGTAGAGCAAAAGGTGCGCGTGGAGAGTATATGGTACGAGATATGCTTAGAGACGTAACAGGTTTAAAGTTTGAAAGAATCCCAATGTCGGGCGCACTAGAGTACCTAAAAGGTGATTTATACGTCCCTAATCGCCACAACAGGTTTTGTATTGAAGTAAAAAACTATGCGGAGTCTCCACTTACCGACAAAATATTTACTCAAGATAAAACAAACAACTTAATCCAGTGGTGGAGAAAGATTAAAATACAAGCAAAAGGAGGCGATCAAGAACCTCTGTTGTTTTTTAGATATAATAGGTCTAAAGTCTTTGTAGTTTGTGAGCACGAACCTAAAGTATTAAATAAATATATGTATATACGCTGGTTAGAATGTTACGTAATGTTAGCAGACGACTGGCTCAAAATAGAAACCCCGGAGTTTATAAAAAATGGCTAAAACGTTTAGTAACATGACAGAACGAGACGAAAATGACGTTCTAATAGTAGACGCATTGAATCTTGCGTTTCGCTGGAAGCATAGTGGAGCCACCCAGTTTGTAGATCAGTATGCAGATACTGTGCTTTCTTTAGCTAACTCGTACAAATGCGGTAAAATCATACTAGCAAATGATTATGGCGGTTCTGAGTACAGAAAGGCTATATACCCTGAATATAAAGGAAATAGGGATGAGCTGCGCGCTAAACAAACCCCTGAAGAGGCTGAGGCTTTCAAAGTCTTTTTCAACGAGTTTGAGCGTGCAGTAGCAAATCTAGAAGAAAAGTACGGCATAGCTATGTTTAAGTATAAAGGTGTAGAAGCAGATGATATTGCTGCATACCTTGTACGTAGACGAGAGGCTTTTGGCATAAACAAAATTTGGCTAATATCAAGCGATGCGGATTGGGACTTACTAATATCAGAAAACGTTAGTAGATTTAGCTATGTTACCCGAAAAGAGGTTCGTTGGGATAATTGGGGGGAAAAGTACGATGTGTCTCCAGAAGAGTTTATATCTTTAAAGTGTTTAACTGGTGATAAGGGAGATAACGTCCCTGGAATAAACCAAGTAGGCCCTAAACGCGCTAAGAGCTTAATAGACCAGTTTGGGTCTGCAATGGATATTTATGATGCTATTCCACTAAGCGGTAGTTATGTATATGTTAAGAACTTAAATGAAAATGCAGAACAAATTATGCTAAATTATCAGCTTATGGATTTAGTAAGTTTTTGTGAAGAAGCAGTCGGTACGGAAAACGTAGCGGACATAGAAAGGAGAATGATAAATGCAAATTAAGAAGAATTATGCTAGGGATAAGTATCTATCCGAATTTAGTATAAAAACACTAGAAGATCGGTACTTGCTAGAAGGGGAGGCTTCTCCCCAGGATGCGTTTGCTAGGGCTGCAATGGAGTTTGCCGATGACGAAGCTCACGCACAGCGAATCTACGATTATGCTAGTAAGCTATGGTTTATGTTTAGTACTCCTATTCTAACCAACGCGGGGTCAAAGCGGGGTCTCCCAATCAGCTGCTTTTTAAACTATGTAGATGACTCTAGAAAAGGTATTACAGACCACTACACTGAGAACGCCTTCCTGAGTTCTGTAGGCGGGGGAATTGGGGGTTGCTGGAATGATATACGCTCAGCAGGCGCTAAAACTTCGGGCGGCTCAGAAAGCACAGGAGTAGTTCCTTTCGTTAAGGTAGTTGACGCACAGATGTTAGCCTTTTCTCAAGGAGTTACACGTAGAGGAAGTTACGCGGCTTATTTAGATATTTCTCACCCAGAAATAGAGGAATTTCTTGATATTCGCAAGCCTACAGGCGGAGACGTAAACCGTAAGTCTATCAATCTACATCATGGTATAGGAATTGGGGACGATTTTATGCGGCTTATTGAAAAAGCTACAAGAGAGCCTGGCTTTGACGATTCGTGGGATTTAATAGACCCCAACTCAGGGAATGTTACTAAAACTGTTCAAGCTAAAACTCTATGGGTAAAGATTTTACAAAACCGAGTCGAAACGGGCGAGCCGTTCATCTTCTGGAAAGATACAGTCCAAGACGCTTTGCCGGACTGTCAGAAAGACTTAGGGCTTAAAGTACACCACTCTAACTTATGCTCTGAAATTACCCTTGTGACAGCCCAGGACCGAACAGCGGTATGCTGCTTGTCTAGTACCAACATGGAGGAGTATGACGTTTGGTCTAAGGTTCCGCAGTTTATTCCTGACCTAGTACGAATGTTAGACAATGTGCTTACTCACTTCATTGAGCACGCCCCGAACGAGCTCGAACGCGCTAAATACAGCGCGGAGCGAGAGCGTAGTATTGGGCTGGGTGCGATGGGCTGGCACGCATACCTTCAGCGGCATAGTATTGAATTTGAAAGTATGTGGGCGTCTTCTGCAAACCACAAAATGTTTTCTCACCTTGAATCGGAAGCAGTTCGAGCCACAAAGGAGCTTGCAATAGAGCGAGGCGAGTGCCCAGATGGTGTAGGGCACGGAATTCGGCACGCCCATCTACTTGCTATTGCGCCGAATGCAAGCTCGTCAATTATCTGCGGAAATACCTCGCCCTCTATAGAGCCTTATCGCGCGAATGCATTTACTCAGAAAACAAAGTCAGGCTCTAGCCTACTGAAAAACGAGTATTTAGAGCACGCGCTACAGGAAATAGGAAGGGATACAGACGATGTTTGGAAAAGCATTGTTACTAAGAAAGGTTCAGTACAGCATCTAGACTTTTTAGACGAGCATACGAGAAACGTGTTTAAGACTGCTGTAGAGATAGACCAGAAGTGGGTAGTACAACATGCAGCTGACAGGCAGCAATATATTTGTCAAAGCCAGTCTCTTAATCTGTTTTTTCCTGCGGATGTATCAAAGCAAGAACTTCATGCCATACATATGATGGCTTGGAAAAAGAAAGTAAAAACACTATATTATCTACGATCGGAAGCGGTCAAAAGAGCAGATGTAGTATCAGACGAAGCATTGCGTGAATATATCGCAGATGCTCTTGATGATAATGCCTGCCTAGCATGTGAGGGGTAACTATGAGCAATTTATTACAAGAAAGAGAATATTACAAGCCGTTTAACTATCCGTGGGCATTTGAGTTTTATCAGCAACAACAGCAGATGCATTGGATGCCTTCAGAAGTAAACTTAGCCGATGACCTAAAAGATTATCGAGAAAATCTAAGTGACGGAAACAAAAAGCTTTTAAGTCAGTTGTTTCGTTTCTTTACGCAAGCGGATGTAGATGTGTGTTGCGGCTATGCTAGACACTATCTTCCTACGTTTAAACAGCCAGAAGTCCGTATGATGTTGTCTGCGTTTGCCGCAATGGAAGCAGTGCATCAAGAGGCGTATTCTTTGCTGCTAGAAACTTTGGGTTACGGTGATGAGGAGTACAAAAGCTTTATGGATCACAAAGCAATGATGGATAAGCATGAGTACCTTTCTGATTTTGGAATGGCTACAGATGCCGACATCGCAAAAACCTTAGCTATTTATAGTGGTTTTACAGAAGGGGTGCAGCTTTTTAGTAGTTTTGCTATTTTACTTAACTTCTCTCGACACAACCTTATGAAAGGCATGGGTCAAATTGTTACGTGGAGTGTGCGAGATGAGTCTTTGCACGTAGAAGGAATGAGTAAGCTATTCCGTACTTTTATCCAAGAAAACCCAGAGCTATGGACAGACGACTTAAAGTACGAAATCTATTGTGCAGCGGAACGTACAGTAGAGCTAGAAGATGCGTTTATAGAACTTTGCTTTAAAGGGGCAGAAGTACCCGATCTGACCCCGCAGCAGGTCAAAGACTATATTCGTTTCATCGCAGATCGTAGACTAGCAGGGCTTGGACTGAAAGGAATCTTTCAGACAAGTGAAAATCCCCTACCTTGGCTAGACTACATTTTGAACGGTGTAGAGCACACTAACTTTTTTGAGAACCGAGCCACCGAGTACAGTAAAGGATCAACTACTGGAAACTGGCAAGATATATTTAAATAGGAACATTTATGAAAGAACCAGAAACTTTTACGTTAAACGGAAACACATACAACTTCAATGAAGCTACAGACGCCGCAAAGTACTACGTAATGCAGCTCAATAGTATGATAGAGGAACGGGTAGAGTATCAGATGAAAACAGATCGTATCTTAGCGGCGGAAGCAGTTTTTTCCGATAAGCTAACTGCGGAGATTGAGAGTTTAAATACTCCTGAGGATACTCCTGAAGTGCCTGCAGAGCCTTAAACAAAAAGCCCCTTAATTGGGGCTTTTTTGTGTCTTTACAAAGTATCGTTATAGGAATTATATTCGTGTATTACTTCTAGGCTGCCCGCAATACTTGCTACTATCTTCGTGTCTGCAAAAGCTTCTGGTACATTTTCTTTTACCCAAAGAAAGAAATCGCCCATAGGGGTGTTGAGCCTTGTCTTGGTGTATGTCACATCTACCCCCTGAGCGGCCTGTATGTCCGCATAAGCGATAGCAGTATCAGGCTCATACATCCATGCCTTACTGCCATTACTTTCGTTGGTGAAGATGTGACGGCTGTTGTAGCCTCCAGAGTCTTTAGGGTTCAACACCACCAAGATCAACAGGGGCTCTGTGGGGTCATTATTAGTCATACAAGTTAAGATACTTTCTGTATCTACGCCACTGATAATATCTTCTATCTGTCCCCAAGCAGCGGCTTTATAGTTTTCTAGTTCAGGTATGTTTGTAGCTCCTGTCTTTACCCTTTGATATTCTCTCAATCCATTGGTTGAAGAAGCGAATATTGTACCAAACTCGGCTTCTGTGGGTGGCGTGATTCTGATCTGTAATTGCATTAACCTACTCCATTTACTGTTAGTGATGCTTGGCCTGCAAGTAGCGCTGTGTTGAATGCAGTCATTTGGCTTATTGTAGTTATAGGGCCATCCGGTACATACAGTTCGTACCTTAGCGCCCTGTCTGTAACCGCTAGGGAATCTTGATCGACAACCGAGGCATTTGTTTTTGTAAAATCTGATTCTATAAAAGTTACTGGTGCATGGCCATTAGGATTAACTGTAATAGAGTCGAAATGAACTGCATTAAATATTGGGTTTATGTCTGTTGCTGACGTTGATCCGACACGATCTACATACAGAAGCATTGTATATTGGCCGTTGGCAATACTACCAGACCACGCTTGGGTGTGGAAAGCTACGATCTCTAGGCCGTTAGGATGTACAAATCGTTCCGTTGCATCTTTAGATTGAAAGGTTAGGTTTTGTACAATAGACCCATAAGGTGCTAATGTAGTTCCGTCCATCTGTCGAATGTTGAAGCCCACCTCATCGACACTTAGATCAGGTTTTTCGTTATAAGATTCTGATGTGAATAACAATGCTTCTTGCACAGTCAGTGCAGCTATAACACCAGAACTATGCATTATGTGATCCCCCCGCCGAAGATAATAAACTCAGGCGATCCGTTTGTATCCTCGGTGCAGATTAACTCAGCTGCCGCTCCTACAGCTAAGGTTATGTCCCCTGTTGTAGTAGTCAAAGAGCCCCCCTCTAGTATTTTTACGGTAAATGAGGAAGGGTTACTGAGTGTTGCGGGTCGAAGAGATGTATTACAGAATACCCAAGTTGCGCCTTTAGTAACCACTCGATCATTTTTACGCTGGTTACTACCAACTGCTTCGTGATAAATATCAGGAATCTCTATGCTAATTGCAGCATCTGATACAGTATCTCCCGAAGGAGAAATAAGAACAAACTTACGAGAGACATAAGTTGACAAGTCATAGCTTACTAGACGGCTTGGAAACAGAATACCGCTGTCATGAGACTGATTGATGCGAGTAAGCTCAAACTTGGAAGCGTTGTCTGCTGTTACCATCAGCTCCACAACCTCCCCCCTGCCTATTGTTATATCTCCCGTTGTGGCGCTTAAGCCATACATATCGTGTATAAAAACTTCATAATTGTTGGCATTAGATAAGGCCATAGGCAAAAGCGAGTCATTCTGTATAGTCCACGCAGTGCCCTTAGGCAAAACATCTATGCTGCTGCTAGAATCTGTGTATTGTGTATTAGGAAGAGCGAGTGTAATTCCTGTCGCAGTTAAATCATCGCCGCTAGAGCTAGAGCCAACTATTTTATAGTTTGCATATGTATTTAAAATGGTAGTGCTGGAGAGCGCCCCTGAGATACTTTCAGTACGGAGCGACGCACCTATCAAGTACTTCGAAAATATAGCGGTCAAACCTCTTACAACAGGGGCAAGACTTATAGTAGGAGTAGAACCTTCTCCGGAGGTATGCACGACCTCTATTTGATCGGTCGTGCCTGCAACATCAGCAACATAGTTAGGTCTAGACGTAAGATCAGAGAAGGCAAAAGTAGTATCGCCTGCCAATGCAGTCGTTGATGAAGTACCTAATGTTAATGCATCAGTAATCCCGTAACCGTTAATCGTTGTGGGTTTGCTCGACAATGAGCTAAACGCTCCATCAAAAGCATCAGTAATCCCGTAACCGTTGATCGTTGTGGGCGTACCCGTCAAAGACGCAAAAGAAGTGGACCCCACAGACACTGTGCCTGAAACTTCCACAGTTTGAGTTATCGGAGTAAGCTCCACCTCTATAGTGTTAGGGGAGGGGGATATTTCTAGTGTTGTAGTACTAACTTCAACTACTATGCTCATCGCGTTATCTCCCTAGATATGGATGCTCTGCCCCTCAGGATTCGAGTAACTACTGCATCGGCGGCCGTAAAGAGCTCTACATCGTAATAGTAAAGCCCTTTCGTTAGAGCCGCTGTTTCCGTGGGAGTTAGCGATACTTGTACAGCGCCGGCAACGGCATCTGTAATAGCTACAGTTAAATCAATTGCAGAAGGGGACTCTTTTTTAGACCTAAGCTGCCCTCTACCCCCCTCGTAATTAGAAAGGTTTAAAGGTGTGCCGCTCTCCTTTATCGTAAGGTTTAGGGTGAAGGTAGCCCCTTGGTCTATGTTTATGTTATAATTTGACATATATTCTCCTTAAAATGCCTGACTATTACTAGTGTTAGGTAGCGCGCTGGATAGTAAGCTATCGTTAGTTATTGTGTTTTCTGCTGTTAAGCAGTATGTTTGGTCGGTGTGTTCCGCTGCAGTTACTCGAATAGTGCCGTCTTTTGCAAGTACTAATTTAGATATTCTGAACTCTTTGCGGCTCCACCCATAACTATCTTTTGTCAGTGTAATTATTTCTCCTGCGACTAATGTAATTAAGTGTGGGGCGCCCGTAAACTCCACCGTCAGGCTATACCTAGACGAGTCTAGGACTTGTTTTACGTTCATTCTTGCATTAAAATAATTCGTGACTCCCGGCTGGTTATAGGTGCCTTCTTTTGGTATATAGCTATCTTCTTCTAAATACTGACTGTTAAAGAAGGAAATATCCCTTCCACTAAACTTGGCTTGAGGGTCTAAAATTGTTGCGGATATAGCGTTGAATTGTTTTCCAGCACCTTTATCGGTCACTTTAATAGAGCCTATAATATCTTCGTCTAATATGTCTCTATAGGAGCGCAGGGGTGTGAGTATGCAGGTGCGATTTTCTATAGTACCTGACCAGGATAGCGGCTTTTGGAAGGTGATTCTCAAAAGCCTTAATAAGCCTTGTACTGTAGGATCCCACTGAATGCCTCCAAAGCCCTGAAAAGACTGCTCATAAAGAGGTGAGGTAGCAGAGGCTCCAGACGCATTTACCCAGTTGTTCGCCCCATCGAAAAAATAAGGCCGTACATGCCCTCGTACCGAGCTGGCTATGAAATCATGATTAAATGGCACGGGCGCGGGGTATGTCCCTTGAAGAGACGGCGCGGAAACTGCCGCAAGTGTTCCCGATATAGCTACGGAGAATCCAAGGTTGGCGTGAGCAACCTCACTCTCGGTAATCTCCTGTATCTCTTGCCAAGTACCAGCAACAAGCTTATAGTAGTACGCGGCTCCCGAAGTGAGCAAAAAGCTATCTTGGTGAGGAGCACCGACCAATAAATTGTCCCCGTCCTTTGCTAGAGACCAGCCAAAAAGTCCGTATTTACTTGCCGAGGCAGGAGTAGTTAAACTATTCAAAAGCCCCCAAGACTGAAAAGAGGCTTCTTGATAAATGTAAACTTTTCCATATTCTTGCACAGCACCGCCAGATAGACCTGTCTGATACCCCGGCTGTCCTACAAATAGATCTGTGCCGTCTAAAACAAGGCTGTGCCCAAACAAAGGTTTTCCGGTGGCGGGAGCAATAGCAGCCGCGTCTGGGCTAACTTCTGTACCTCCGGCAACCCACGTACTATTCTTGTGAAAAAATTGAATAGCGCCCCCTACCCCCCGCCTCGGCTGCGAAGCAACAATATTGTTTCCGTCTACTGCTACGTCCAGCTGCCCTAGACTTACCTGATTAAAGTCTGCCTGCGCTTCTATGTTCTGCTCTAAAGTCCAAGTAGCGCCGCTTCCTGTATATACACTAAGTCTTCCTGTTACAGGGGTAAACGGTAAGCTGAGCCCCGTGTCGAAGAAAGGATCCGCCACAACTAGGGTGGTTCCGTCCCACGCTATACTCGTGCCAAAGGCTACAGAGTTTGATTCGCTTAAGAAAGCCACCTGGCTCCAAGTATCGTTACTGCGGGTCCAAATATAAACAAGACCTCCAGCCTCTTCAGGGCTGCTGACTATTAGAGTATCTCCTCTAAGCACCAGCTTTTTCCCGTACCCTAGTCCCACTCCGTCTAGCTCCTGTTCCAGTTCCCAAAGATTGTTGACTCTAACGTATATAGAGACCCCGCCCCGCAGATTGACGGGATCGTATCTGCTAACAGCCATGGTGTCTCCATCTATGACCGTCGCGAAGCCGTGCCCATCACTTACTTCAGGTCTGGTAGGGTGCTCAAAGTATACGTTTGGCTGCGTGTAACTACTGCCAACGGTACCCAAACCTAGGGCGGTACCTAGAACGTACTCTGTAGACAGTACGGAGGCTACTTGCCCATCAGGAAATGTAACCGTATCTCCTTGCTTATACTCCCCGGGTAGAGCTCCCTCTATAAAATCTACCGTAGGCGTAGAAACCACGCTTGTTGTATTTACTTGAATAGAGGCACCTTTCTCTCTGCTCAAGTCTGGAATATCTCCTAACCACTCCTGTGACTTTCTAGCTTTTACACTTAGATCGTACTGCCCATTGGAGTACCTAAGCATTCCGTTAAAGTGTGTTAGCATATCATTAGTAATTTCTAACGAGGACTTAGACGTATCTATATACATATTTGTCTGGTGTCTAGTAACGTATTCTTGCGCTTGGTCCTCCCAACCTAAATATCTCCAGTACTTAACGTTATCACAGTCATATAAGCTATACCCCGTATCCCCGAAAGAACCTTCAGACTCTCGATACTGCTTTACTAAAGGGTTATTATCGCTTGTAAGCTTTAAGC